CAAACCCCTGCGGGCTTGCGGGCGTTGGTGATCCAAACCCTTGTGCAAACCATGATCGACCCCGAAACGAAAGACGCGGTAAAGATAGCGGCGGCAAAGACTTTAGGCACTGTCACAGAAGTGGCGGCGTTCACTGAGCGGAAAGAAACCCGCGTAATCACATCTAGCGAAGACGCGAAGACTAAGCTACTGGCAAAGCTCCGCGACATGATGAAAGCGAACGCGACAGATGCGACAGTGATAGACGCGGATTCCCTCTTGATGGAGTTGGCGGCACCCGTTGCAGATGTGGGCGATGGCGACACCCACCCAGTGGGCACCCCCCAAGCTGTGGAGCCTGGTACCCTCACTACCTTGCATACTATTCCACCCAAACCATCCCAAGAATTTTTGGATACCCCCCAAGAAAAATTTGACGAAGATGACCCCACCCATCAATCTGAGGAAGACCCCCCCATAGAGGATCCAAAATGAAGTGGGGGGAGGTGTATACCTTCTTTAAGAGACATTGCTTATCAGCGGGGTAAATCGTCTTTGCCTAACACGATGAAAATAGTCAATCGGCTGTGTGAATTGGGTGTGCTTAAGAAGCAGGCTGGCAGGGGCAGGACTATCAGGCCGGTATACATAAACTTTAGAACGTTAGAATGAAAGTATTCATAGTGCTAAAAAAAGGTCACAACGTTGCGACACATTGTAGGTGTAAACCCTTATGAACGCTTTAGAGAAGTTTATAGAAACGCTTCCTGAGAATGAGCAGGAGTTGATTTTTCACGAGGTGGATGCGTGGAAGAGTGCTTTAGAGAGGGAGAAGTGTCACGAGTCCTTTATGGACTATATACGTACAATGTGGCCGGGCTTTGTGGCTGGTAGGCATCATTCTTTAATGGCTAAGAAGTTTGAAGACATAGCCAGCGGGAAGATTAAGAGGTTAATTATTAATATGGCTCCGCGCCATACTAAGTCTGAATTTGCAAGTTACTTATTGCCAAGCTGGTTTCTTGGAAAGAACCCCCATAAGAAGGTGATCCAGTGTTCCAACACGGCTGATCTCGCCGTTGGATTCGGACGTAAGGTTCGTAACTTGGTTGATTCAGAACAGTATGCTAAAGTGTTTCCCAATGTAGCTCTTAGGCAAGACAGTAAAGCGGCAGGCAGGTGGGCGACTAATGGTGGTGGAGAATACTTCGCTATTGGTGTTGGAGGTACCGTGACCGGAAAAGGCGCGGATCTGCTGATTATTGACGACCCCCACTCTGAACAAGAGGCCGCTTTAGCTCAGGGGAACCCTGAAGTATTTGACAAGGTGTATGAGTGGTACACCTCTGGCCCCCGTCAGCGTTTACAGCCGGGTGGCGCGATTGTGATTGTGATGACCCGTTGGGGAGAGAAAGACCTAACAGGTAGAATCATCAAGGATGCGGCTAGTAGGGATAAGGGTGAAGAGTGGGAAGTTATCGAACTACCCGCGATCATGCCCAGTGGGAACCCTCTATGGCCTGAGTTTTGGAGCTTAGAAGAATTATCTGCTTTGAGGGAAGAACTCCCAATAAGTAAATGGAACGCTCAGTACCAACAAACTCCTACGGGCGAAGAGGGTGCTTTAGTAAAGAGAGACTGGTGGAAGGTCTGGCCGGAGGAAGATCCTCCTCGGTGTGAATTTATCATCCAGTCTTGGGATACAGCTTTTACTAAGAATGAACGATCAGACTTCTCGGCCTGCGTGACTTTAGGAGTTTTTCATTTAAATGAAAACCCAGAGGATGTGAATATTATTCTGTTAGATGCTTTCTAAAAGAGGATGGAGTTTCCTGAATTGAAAGAGAAGGCATTTAACCACTATAAAGATTGGGAGCCGGATGCTTTTGTGGTTGAGGCTAAAGCGGCTGGCGCTCCGCTGATATTTGAATTAAGACGGATGGGGATTGTGGTGAGTGAATACACCCCGTCTAGAGGGAACGATAAGTTTGTGCGTCTAAACTCGGTGACTGATTTGTTCAAGTCGGGTAAAGTATGGGCACCTGATACGAGGTGGGCGCACGAGTTAGTTGAGCAGATGGCGGCTTTTCCGAACGCTGAGCATGATGACTTGGTTGATGCTTGTGTACAAGCGCTGATACGTTTCAGACAAGGTGGGTTTTTAAGACTCGACTCAGACGAGCGCGAAGACCTGATTGGCTTTAGAAAAAAACATTCTTACTATTGAGGCTCTCATGGAAAAATCTTTATACGAAATGCCAAAGGGCATTGAAACTCTGGAACCAGCAATTGAAATTGAGGTTGAGAATCCTGAGTCTATGTCTATTGAGATAGACGGGATTGAGATTGACCTGACTCCTCCCGCAGAAGGTGGGGATAACTTTGACGACAACTTAGCCGAGTTCATGGACGACAGCGTACTAGCTACGATTGGCTCTGATCTGGTGGAAGACGTATCCAGTGACATCACTTCCCGTAAAGATTGGGTTGAGATGTACGTTAAAGGTCTAGACGTTTTGGGGATGAAATATGAAGAGCGTACTGAGCCATGGAATGGGGCGTGTGGTGTATTTTCAACTATTCTTACCGAAGCCGCAGTACGTTTCCAAAGCGAAACTATCATTGAAACCTTTCCGGCTGCTGGCCCAGTCAAGACGGAAATCATTGGCGCAATTGACCGCCTTAAAACTGAAGCGGCGGCGCGAGTCCAGGAGGACATGAACTACAAGCTCACAGAGGAGATGCCTGAGTATCGCCCTGAACATGAGCGGATGTTATTTAATCTAGGTCTAGCTGGTTCAGCTTTTAAGAAAGTCTACTACGATCCTAGTTTAGGACGACAGACTTCTGTCTACGTGCCCGCCGAGGATGTGATTATTCCTTACGGCTCTAGTAATTCTAGAACAGCAGAGAGAGTTACGCACATCATGCGTAAGTCTAAGAATGAACTTAAGAAACTACAGGTAGCTGGTTTCTACTGTGACGTAGAGCTAGGAGAACCCAGTAATCTACACACTGACGTAGAAAAGAAAAAGGCGGATGAGCAGGGTTACTCAGTAACTGACGACGACCGCTACCAGATTTATGAAATCCAAGTTGACTATGACTTACCTGGCTATGAAGATGAAGATGGTATTGCTTTACCTTACATCATCACGATTGATGTTGGAACTAATAAGATTCTATCTATCTACAGGAACTGGAATGAAGCGGATAAGAAACGCCTTAAGCGTCAGCACTTTGTCCAGTATGACTATGTACCTGGCTTTGGTGCTTATGGCTTTGGTTTCATACACCTTATTGGTGGTTATGCCCGAGCCGGTACTTCTATTATTAGACAACTCATTGACGCTGGCACACTAAGTAATCTTCCTGGCGGAATGAAATCCCGTGGTCTACGGGTTAAAGGAGATGACACTCCTATCGCACCAGGTGAGTTCCGCGACGTAGACGTACCAAGTGGGTCTATCAAAGACAACATAATGATGCTCCCCTATAAGGAGCCGTCACAAGTCTTGGCCGCTTTGCTGGATAAAGTAACCGAAGAAGGCCGCCGTCTAGGTTCTATTGCTGACATGAACGTCAGTGATATGAGTGCCAATGCTCCAGTAGGAACAACTCTAGCTCTATTAGAACGTCAATTGAAAACGATGTCTGCGGTGCAGGCACGGGTTCACTACTCTATGAAGCAAGAGTTCAAGATCCTAAAGGCGATCATTCGTGACTATGCTCCTACAGAGTATGAGTACGAACCGTCTTCTGGCACCAAGATGGCGAAGCAGGAAGACTATGACATGGTGGATGTTATCCCCGTGTCTGATCCTAATAGCTCGACTATGGCTCAACGCATCATGCAGTATCAGGCCGTGATGCAGATGGCTCAGCAGGCTCCCCAGATCTACAACTTACCTAATCTCCATAGACAGATGATTGAGGTTTTAGGTATTAAGAACGGCGAGAAGCTAGTCCCAACTCCAGATGATGAGGAACCACGCGATCCTATCTCTGAGAACATGGCGTTCTTGAAGGGTGAACCTACTAAAGCGTTCATTTATCAAGATCAAGATGCTCACATTGCGGCTCATACCACGTTTATGCAGGATCCAATGATCGCGGCGACGATGGGACAGAACCCAATGGCACAGCAAATGATGGCCGCTGTTCAGGCACACATTGCAGAACACCTTGGATTCCTCTACAGACGCAAAATTGAAGAGCAAATTGGCGTTCCGCTCCCTCCTCCCAACGAAAAACTGCCAGAAGATGTGGAAGTTCAGTTGTCAAAGCTCATTGCAGAGGCAAGTGCCCAGCTTTTACAGAAGAATACGGCAGAAGCACAGCAAAAACAAGCTCAACAACAGGCTCAAGACCCGCTTATTCAGATGCAACAGGCTGAATTGCAGATCAAAGCCGAGGAAGTTAAGCGAAAAACTGCAAAAGATCAGGCGGATATGGCGCTGGCGCAAGCTAGATTGCAAATTGACGCACAAAGGATCCAAGCAGAGGGCCAAAGAGAGGCTATGCGTCTGCAATCCCAGCAAAAACAGACAGAACAGAAGATTAAAGCTGATGTTATTACCAAAATGTCAAGAAAATAAGGGTGGAGAACGGCCATGGAACTGAAAATATTTGATGTTTTGAACCAAAGAATCAACGAACGGGTTCAGGATTTAAATGGATCTTTATGTGACGGCGTAGCTAAAGACTATGCCGATTACAAAGGGATGTGCGGAGTAATTAAGGGTCTACGAACCGCACAGTTTGAGTTAAATGACCTTTTAAGAAAAATTAAGGATGATGACGATGAGTGAATACGATGTGTCTGCTGTTGATCTGTCTGGTCTTCTCAACAAAGAACCAGCAGAAAAGGCAAGACAGGTGCCCGATCCCGTTACTTACCATATTCTTTGTATGCTCCCAAAAGCCGAAGAGGAATTTAGCGAAACTGGCATCCTAAAATCTACAACTGCAATGCACCACGAAGAATTGCTTTCTCCCGTCTTGTTTGTAGCCAAAATTGGCCCAGACGCCTTCAAAGACGAAAAGCGATTTCCTTCAGGCGCTTCCTGCAAAGTTGGAGACTTCATCATTACGCGCCCCAATACTGGGACACGTATGAAAATTCACGGTACCGAGTGGCGACTAATCAATGACGACAGCATTGAAGCGGTAGTCCAGGATCCCCGTGGAATTCAACGACCTAACTACTAAGGAGTAACTCATGGCCGAAATTGAAAAGCAAGAATTTAGTTTTCCAGATGAAGTGGATAAGAAACCGGAGGCTGAAGACGATGGCGGGGTAGATGTAGAGATTGAAGTCTCTAATAAGAATGAACCTGAGCCAGTAGCCAAGGAAGACGATGAGATTGAGAGATACGACGAAAAGGTTAAGAAACGTATTGCAGATCTACAGTCTGGTTTTCACAACGAACGCCGCCGTGCGGAAGAAGCGGCTAGGGAAAAGGAAGAGGCTTTAGCCTTTGCCCAATCTATCGCTGAGGAGAACAAAAAACTCAAAGGTTCTTTGAATGTGGGGCAGACCGCCTTACTAGAGCAGGCTAAAAAAGTAGTGTCAAATGAGGTAGATGATGCCAAAAGACGCTACAAATTAGCTTATGAATCAGGTGATTCTGATGCTTTGGTAGAGGCTCAGGAGTTATTGACATCGGCCAAAATTAAAATGGATCGTGTAAATAATTTCAAACCTGCTTTACAAGATGAAGAAAATGAAGTAAAAATCGCACCTAGGGAAGTCCCTCGCCAACCACAAGCTGACCCTAAAGCGGCTAGATGGCAGAGCGAGAATTCTTGGTTCGGTAGTGATGATGAGATGACCAGCTTTGCTCTGGGCTTGCATACCAAGCTCATTAAGAATGGAATCGACCCTAACTCCGACGAATATTATGCGAAGATAAATTCGCGAATTCGCCAAGTGTTTCCAGAGAACTTCGGTCTGGACAACAACGAAACGGAAACTCCACAGAGTCAATCCGCTCCTCGTCAAAAATCGAATGTCGTCGCACCTGCGACAAGGAGCACCTCATCTTCCAAGATTAGGCTCACTCCATTTCAGGTAACGATGGCTAAGAAGTTCGGTGTATCCCACGAACTGATGGCTCAAAAAATTGCAGAATTAAGAAAAGGTAATTGATATGTCTGAAACTCAAACTCGCGCTAAACGTGACACCGAAAGCCGTGAGGCTGTTGCCCGTCCAAAACATTGGATGCCGCCCCAGCTTTTGCCTGATCCTCATCCAGAGCCTGGCTATGCTTTCCGTTGGATTCGTATTAGCACCTTGAATAAGTCTGACGCTACCAATATCTCTTCAAAACTGCGTGAAGGCTGGGAACCTGTAAAGGCTTCTGACCATCCTGAAATCCGTTTGTTTGGATCTAGCGGTAACGCACAGTTTCCAGATAGCGTTGAGGTCGGTGGTTTGTTACTTTGCAAAACCCCAGTAGAGTTTACTGAACAGCGTAATGCGTATTATCGCCAGCAGGCGGATGCTCAGATGCAATCGGTAGACAATACTTATATGCGCGAAAATGACCCACGGATGCCTATGTTCAAAGAGCGTAAGTCCACAGTCACTTTCGGAAAAGGTATTTAATTTTTTTTGGAGACTTAAATGTCAATGACCAATACCCCCTATGGCCTACGAGCCATTAACCGTAACGACGGCATGCCCTATGCTGGCGCTACGAGTCAGTTCTTGATTAACCCATCTAGCGGCGCTGGCACTAACTTGTTTTTTGGACAAGTAGTGATCATTGACGCAGACGGTTATAT